CCGTTTTCGTCATCGCGTAGTCACGGGAGCGTGTCTTGTGCCAAGACGTTTCGGCAACCCAATAGTAATCACCTTCGAACACGCCGCCGAAATAGACGTTAGGCCAGCCTAATTTTTCCAGAAGTAGACGCGCCGCTGCATCGTGGTTGCCTTCCAGACTAAGCGCGTGGTTGTACGACATCGTAAAAGAGCCGCCCTCGCATTTGGCGATAATGCGCGAGCCGCGCACGTTGGTCGGTCCGTGGTATCTGGTTCTGATTGCTTGCATTGTGCCATCTCCCGTGTTTAGTGTTTCGACTGGTGCATCTTGTCACAAGTTAGGGGCGTAGGTCAACACCCGCCGCCCCGTACCTGTTAGCCGTGAAAGTGTCCACCGCAAGCGCATGAAGGTGCGCCCGTTTGCTCTACCCATTTTGCCGTTGTTCGCACGATCATCCCGCAAGAATCACACTCAAGCTTGAGCAGTCGCGTGGGTTGCTTCTTGCGTTTGCTCAGATCAATGCCCCCATGCGTAAGGGGCGGGAGTGAGTCTGCAATCTCGCGCAACGTGGCGAGTAGTTCCGGTCCCGCATGAGTCGCGGTCATCTTGCCAGTTAAACCAATGGCAACGGCCACTCGTTTAAATGCTTTTCCGTGTCCACTCGCGCAATCGTCTACGGCGTGGATTGCTTCATGCGCTAGAACGTCAAGCATACGGATAGGATCGGACAACACGGGCGATATGAATATCTCGTTTACGTTGTCACGCGATTGCTTGCGCGTCCAGCATTCGCCTATGCGTTTCCGTGCGCTACCGCCACCAGGAAACCCAACCGACACGCGGGCATCGTGTGGAATCGTGGCGTTTGCTTTCTCTGCAAAGATTGGGCGCATTTTTTCAAGTGCTGCATTTAGCCATTGTTCGCGGTTCATTGTGCTATCTCCTGTTAGTTGTTAGTCGTTCGCCATATCACGAGCCGCCGAAATTGCAGCATCGCGTGAAGGATACGGACCGAATGGTTCAGATTCCGGCAAGCATCCAGCAAAGCAAAAATGGAAAAACCATCCGCCTTCGATTCCGTTTTCGTCAACGATTGCGTCGATCATCTTTTCGCGTACTTTGCTATTCATGGCCGCGAGTCTGTATTCATGCTTTCGCGAGTATTCCAGCATTAAACCTTCATCTAACTCCGCTACCTCATGCGCCATGAGCTGGAAAACTTCTGCATCTGGCATTGAGTAAGAATCACGTTCTTTTGTGGTGTCGGTATAAAATTGCATCTGTGCTATCTCCATCTGTTTAGTTATCGAACGACTACAGAATAATGCAAGCGGATTGCGTATGTCAACATTTAAATAGTGCCATCCGTTGCTATGCAATTTCGACCAGCATCTAGCGCGACAATGTGCGCGAATGGGCGCGTAGGTCACGGGTCCCTCGCAGGTAGTCGCGACAGGTAGCGAATTGGCGCATGGGGCGTATGGGGCGGGCGCGCTTTTCGGCGGGCGGGGTCATGGGTCCCATACACACATATCACCCCCGCGCACTACTCCCACTTTCGGACGCAACCCCCTTGTGCTACCTTCCGCACATGCTCTACACAGGTGCCGCCCCCCTCCCCCGCCACACGTACGCGTATGTTGAACCAAATGCTCTAGGGACCCCCGACTGGCTGCGGGTTGCATGGTTTGGCATCGTGAGTCACCCCGGTCGCACTTGGGGCTGTCATGTAATGCTCGAATGCGGGGCGGTGTACCGGAACGTGCCGCTGCACAAGATGGCACATTTCCCCACACAAACACGCTGGGACCCCGCCGACGCACAGACTTGGGATTGTTATGGCATTCACTTCAGCGTGTTGGAGTATCCCTTTCTTGAAGGGACCCGTATCAAGACCCGGCTGCGGTCTAAGCTGGAATGCACGGGCAATTACCTATTCACCGCGATCCCGATGCTGGATGGCTTTAGCGCGGAGCCTGAGCAGAGCAAAGAGTTTTACTTCATCAAACTGGACAACGGACGCTTTACGGCGCAACCTACGAATCATTTGTTAGTCCAAGACAAATCGTTTATTACGGCTTCGGATTGGCCGAGGCTAAAACGTCAGACAGAAACGTGGAGTGTGGACGGACATGGCAACGAAATCTAAGGTCAACGCAGCGGGCAATTACACGAAGCCCGAGATGCGCAAGAAGCTCTTTAATCAGATCAAGGCAAAAGCCACGCACGGTACGGCAGCGGGGCAATGGAGCGGGCGCAAAGCACAGCTTCTAGCCAAAGAATATAAAGCCCGTGGCGGTTCTTACAAGGACTAAGCCATGCGTGCACCTCAGAAATCTTTGAAAGATTGGACAGCCCAAGATTGGCGCACAAAGTCAGGCAAGCCCTCGTCTAAAACCGGCGAGCGGTATCTCCCCGCTGCTGCAATTAAGTCGCTGACTCCGCAGGAATACGCGGCCACAACAAGGGCCAAGCGCGAGGGCAAGGCGAAGGGCCAGCAGTTTGTAAAGCAGCCTTCCAAAATAGCCAAGAAAACCTCGCGTTATCGCTGACATGGCTGCTCAGGGACCCCCGCCCTCCCCTACTCCGGCTACGGCTTCGCCTCAACAAGAGCCAATCAGCCCCAAGCGCAAGAAGATCCTTGAGGATCTGAACAAACTCACGACGGAAGAGTTGATTGCGCTGAATGCGCATACGGAGTGGGTGGGTAAAAGACACAAACATCAGGCCCCGCCGCCGGGTAAGTGGACCATTTGGCTCATGCTCGCGGGTCGTGGCGCGGGTAAAACTCGTGCGGCAGCGGAGTGGCTGTGGTTTCAGGCGTATCAAAAGCCCGAAAGCCGGTGGCTCGTGAGTGCGCCGACCTCAGCGGACGTACGTGATACGTGTTTTGAGGGTGATTCGGGGCTGATGAGTGTGATTCCAGAGCGTGTGGTGAAGGAATACAACCGTTCGCTTTCGGAAATTGTGCTCAAGAACGGCTCGCTCATCAAAGGAATCAGCGCCGAAACGCCAGATCGGCTTCGCGGTGGTCAGTGGCATGGCGCGTGGTGCCACCCAGCAGGGACCCCGGTCTTGATGGCAGACGGTAGCGAGAAGCCAATTGAGCAGATCCAAGTAGGCGATGTTGTTCAAACTCGCTTTGGACCGCATTCAGTTACGGCAGCGGGGCTGAGTGGTAATACCGCAGATTGGATAACGATTACTTACGGTAACGGGCACACTCTGACGGCAACGGCTGATCATCCGGTGTTGCTCAATGGCACGTTTAAGCCGATTGTTGAAGCAAAAATTGGCGACGAGGTAACAACATTAAAGGGCAGCGCCAAAATTATTCAATGGGTGAAAACCCCGGCATATGAACAGGTCTATAACCTGACTGTTGATGCGGTAAACGAGTACGTTGCCGGTGGTGTTGTAGTGCATAACTGCGACGAATTGGCTGCGTGGCAGTACGACCAAGAGGCGTGGGACATGATTATGTTCGCCTTGCGCCTTGGAAAGCACCCAAGAATCGTGGCAACGACGACGCCGAAGCCGAAAGCGCTGATTCGCGAGTTGATTGAGCGCGACGGCGACGATGTGGCGGTCGTTCGGGCGTCTACGTACGAAAATATTGCGAATCTGGCCCCGACTTTTCAGCAACAGCTGCTCAAATTTGAAGGCACAACGCTTGGACGGCAGGAAATTCACGCCGAAGTGCTCAATCCCGAGGAGCAGGGGATCATTAAGCGCAACTGGATCAAGTTGTGGCCTGCGAAAAAGCCCTTGCCGGTGTTTGAACACATCGTGATGAGCATGGACACGGCCTTTACCGAGCAAACGCGGGACAAAAAGACCTCCGATGCCGACCCGAGTGCGTGCGTGGTGCTGGGTTTGTTCTATAACGAGGACAAACCGAACATTATGCTGCTTGATTGTTGGGAAGACCGGCTCGGAATGCCGGATTTAATCAAGCGGGTGCACAAAGAGCGCGAGGTTTACTACGGCGACGACAGCCAGAGACCGCTAATTAAGCCGATGATTGGTCCGTCTCGGCAATTGGGCACCGGCAGAAAGCCCGACACCATCGTGATTGAAGATAAGGGCAGCGGAATCTCACTTCGGCAGATGTTGGCGCGAGAAAACATCTTGGCGCATGCGTATAACCCGGGCAAAGCAAGCAAACTCACCCGCCTTCACATGGTTTCGCACTTGTTTGCCGGTGGGATGGTGTGGTTTGTAGAGTCCGAAAAGCGCAAGGGTCAGATTCGCTCGTGGGCTGAGCCGCTTTTGTATCAACTCTGCGCTTTTAGCGGCGAAGGCAGCATCCGCCATGATGACTTGATGGACGCTTGCACCCAAGGTTTACGTTTCCTTGCGGATAAAGATATGATAAGCGTGAGTAAGCCTAAGCCGTTGCAGCCGAGGCTCATTGTTAATTCCCGTCCGAGGATGAACCCTTATGGCGTCTGAGAACGAGCCGCTTGACGAAGCCCAAGAAGAACTTGGGGAGATGTTGGATCTACCTGAGGATGAGATTGCCGAGGTAGAGGACACCGAAGACGGCGGCGCGATTGTGCGTCTGGAGGATGAGGAGTCTTCTCCGGCAGCGGAATCGGAGTTTTACGCAAACCTTGCCGAGTCCATGCCTGAAGGGGAGATGGACCAGATTGCGCAGGATTTGCTTGGGCAAATTGCCAAGGACAAGGAAGCGCGGTCTAAGCGCGATGAGCAGTATGAAGAAGGACTTCGACGGACGGGACTTGGAGATGATGCACCGGGCGGCGCTTCGTTTCAGGGCGCAAGTAAAGTTGTGCACCCAATGCTCACCGAAGTCTGCGTGGACTTCTCCGCCCGAGCTATCAAAGAGCTTTTCCCTCCCGAGGGTCCTGCAAAAGATCATATCTTCGGTACGCCTACACCCGAAAAGGTAGCCAAGGCCGAGCGCAAGACGCGCTATCTCAATTGGCAGTTAACGCAGCAGATGCCCGAGTTCCGGGCGGAGTTGGAGCAGCTTCTAACTCAAGTGCCGCTCGGTGGTGCTCAGTATTTGAAGATGAGTTGGGACGCAAACAAGAAGCGCCCGGTCCCGCTCTTCATTGCCATTGATGATATTTACCTGCCCTTTGCGGCGACGAACTTTTACTCCGCTGAGCGCAAGACGCACGTTCAATACGTGACGGAGATTGAGTATCTCCAGCGCGTGCGCTCGGGGATGTATCGCGATGTCGATCTTCCGATGGCATCGGTGGAACCGGAGTACTCTAAATCCGAAACCGCCAACAACAAGATCGAAGGTCGCGATTCCAATGCCTACAACGACGATGGGCTGCGGACGATTTTTGAGATTTACGTCATTGCGGATCTTGAAGAAGACTATGGCTTAGCCCCCTACATCGTGTCGGTGGATAAGATCACCGGCAAGGTCTTGAGCATCTACCGCAACTGGCGGGAAGAAGACCCGACCATGGAGGAGATGCAGTGGATCATTGAGTTCCCATTCGTCCCGTGGCGTGGCGCGTACCCCATCGGCATCCCGCAGATGATTGGCGGTATCTCGGCAGCGGCGACGGGTGCGCTACGTGCGCTCTTGGACTCTGCCCACATTGCCAACTTCCCCGGAATGCTGAAGCTCAAAGGCGGTCGCGAAGGCGGTCAGTCCGAGCGCATTGATCCGACCGAGGTGAAAGAAATCGAAGGCGGCGCGTTTAGCGATGACATTCGCAAGATCGCGATGCCGATTCCGTTTAACCAGCCCTCGCAGACGCTGATGCAGTTGCTTGGCTTCTTGGTCGAAGCCGGTAAGGGCGTTGTTCGCACGACGCTGGAAGATATTTCTGAGAATCAAGGCAACATGCCGGTCGGTACGCAGCTTGCTCGTATTGAGCAGGGCATGGCGGTGTTCTCTGCCATTCATGCGCGATTGCATGATGCGATGGGGCGTACGCTCAAAGTGCTGCACCGTCTTAACCAGATGTATCTGGAGGACGAGGAGGTCAAAGACGAGACGGGCGAGCTGCTCGTTAAGCGATCTGACTTTGACGGCCCGATGGATGTGGTGCCGGTTTCGGACCCCAACATTTTCTCTGAAGCCCAGCGTTATGCTCAAGTTCAAGCCATTGCGCAGCGTGCGTTGGCACTGCCGCAGATTTATGACCTGCGCAAAGTGGAAGAGCGCATCCTAGATCAGTTGCGCATTCCGAATGCTAAAGAACTGTTGTTGCCCGCTCCAACACCCAAGGAGTTGAATGCCGTCAATGAAAACGTTGCTGCAACGCTTGGGCGTCCGGTATCGGCGTTCCCAGAACAAGATCATCTTGCGCACTTGCAAGTTCACTTGGATTATCTCACGAGTCCCGTTCTGGGTTCTTCTATGCTCATGTCGGGAACGTTTATCCCCACAATTCTTAATCACATCAAGGAGCATATCGCTCTTTGGTACGCGACCCATGTCTTTGAAGTGGCATCAAGTGCCGCAGGCACGGACATATCTGAATTTCAGAAAGTGAACGACAAGGACGTTAGAAAGGGCTTTGACCAGATGTTGGCTGCGGCATCGCAGCGTGTGGTGCCTGACGCTACACGGGCCTTTGGTGCGATTCCGCAGATCGTGCAGCAGGCGATTGGCATGTTGCAGCAGATGCAGGGCATGAACGCGCCGCAAGATCCCAAAGTCGCCGCGCAGATGGCCGAAGTGCAGCGCAAGTCCGCTGCTGATCAAGCCAACGTTCAGGTCAAACAGGCCGAGTTGCAGTTGGCGCAGGCGAAACTTCAGAAAGAAGTTCAAGAAAACGCCGAGCGTCAGCAAAACAACATGCAGCGCGAGGCGCTTAAACAGAATCGCTTGGATGAGCGTCAATCGGCTGAGCTTCAGGTCAAATTGGTTACGAACCGCGAAGACAACCAGACGGCCAAGGAAATTGCCGCGATGGAAGCGGTTACGGGTGAGAAGGTCGGTGTTTCAACAGGTACGGGTATCAATCCTTAAGGGGTGATTTATGGCTGACAATTACATGAACCAACACAAGATGATGGCCATGGGTATGGCTGTCAGTGGACAGAAAATGGTCAATGGTGGCCCGAAGAAGGGCATGGTTGACCAGTCGAAGGGTGTCAAGGGCGACCCGAAGGCAACGCCCGCCATTATTAGCAAAGGTAAACAAAACGCATGATTGAACGCATCATTGACGAATTGGAGCGGGCCAAGGCTCGTGTCGCACACGACGCGATGAAACGGCAGCTGGAAGGTAAGGATGCTTCGTTTGAATATGGCAAGGCAGTGGGCACTTACGCCGGGTTGCAGGCCGCGTTAACTTATATTGATCGTCTTCTGAGAGAAGAAGAGGACGGAGAGGAGTTGTAATGATTACGTTGGATGAGGCTTTTCCTAGTGTAGAGCCGGGTTTGATTCCATTTGGTTCGCGTGTTTTGGTGCAGATCCGTAGCCCGAAGAAGACTTCGGCAGGCGGTATCATTTTGCACAACGAAACGCGGGAGACAGAGGTCTGGAACACCCAGATCGCAAAGGTTCACAGTCTTGGACCTTTGGCCTTCAAGAATCGCAACACGATGGAGTCTTGGCCGGAAGGCGCTTGGTGCAAACCGGGTGATTATGTCCGGGTTCCCAAGTACGGCGGAGATCGGTGGAAGGTCCCTTACGGCAACGACGAAGAGGCGTTGTTTGTGATCTTCAACGATCTGGACATCGTAGGTGGCGTAAGCGGTGACCCGCTTGCCATCAAAGCATTTATCTGAGGGCTAACACATGGCTAAGGACGAAGTATTGAAAGAGGATGACGAGAGTTCCAAAGAGGAATACGTCATTACCGAAACCCCTCCCGAGGAGCCTGCTCAAGAGGCAGCGCCTGTCGAAGCGGAAGCTTCAGCAGAGGAAGACGAGGGCGATGAGCGCCTTGCGGACGCTGATGAGGCGGACGAGGAAGAGACGAGCAAACGCCGTGCTCAGACCCCTGAGGAAAAGCGTGCGCAGCGTCAACAGCGCAAGTTCCGTCGTCGTGCGGCGATTGAGCACAAAGAGCGCGAGTTGGCGTTTTTGCGTGCAGAGAACGAAGAGTTCAAGCGCCGCTTGCAGGCCGTTGAGAGCAAGACCACGCAGTTTGACCAACAGGCTGCGGATCAGCGTCTAAACGAGACGACCAACGAAATCCAAACCGTAGACCGCATCATCGCCAAGGCGATTGAACAAGGCGCGGGAGAAGACGTTGCCAAGGCGTTATCCATCCGTGATCAACTCATGGAGCGCCGCAGGCAGCTTGAAAGTCTCAAGCAATCGTCTAAGCCGGAGCCGGAAAAGCCTCGGGTTGACCCCCGCGTGGCGGCGTATGCCAAGGAATGGATGTCGGCCAATGACTGGTACGACCCCCGTGGCAGCGACGAAGAATCCCTCATTGTGCAGGCTTTGGACAAAAAGCTCGCCTCTGAAGGGTTTAACCCGGCAACGGAAGATTATTGGATTGAGTTGGACAATCGTGTAGCCAAGCGCCTACCCCACCGATATGGAGAAGACACCGTGGAAGACGAGGCCCCCAAAGCAAAGGCCGCGCCAAAACGCGGTGGCCCCCCAGTCGGCGGCAAGCGTGAATACGCTGCGCCGTCCACCCGAAAAGAGATTTATATCAGCCCTGAGCGCAAGCAGGCGCTCATCGACGCAGGGGTCTGGGATAACCCAGAGTTGCGTCAACGCTACATAAAGCGTTATGCTGACTATGATCGTAACAATTCTTCTCGCTAAACAAGGGAGCGAGTTATATGAGCGATGAAAGACTGAAGAAGGTTCTTGGCGAAGGTCGTGAGAGTCGTGCTGCGTATGATCGCGCAGTGGTAGAGGAGAGAGCCATCTCCGATGATGACCGCGTTGAGATGTTTCGACAGCAGTTTTTTCAGGCCGCGTTGCCTGATTTGCCGAAGATTCCGGGTTATCACACTTGCTGGTTGACGACCACGAATCCAAGGGACTCGATACAGGGCAGGATTCGGCTTGGATATGAGCCGATTAAGCCGGAGGATGTTCCCGGTTGGGAATATGCCACGCTGAAAACTGGCGAGTACGTTGGGTTTATTGGCGTCAACGAGATGTTGGCTTTTAAGATTCCCCTGTCGCTGTACAAAAAGTACATGCAGGAAGCGCACTACGATGCGCCCGCTCGGGAAGAAAGCCGACTGGCCGAGACTGCTGAGTTCCTGCGCGATCAGGCTCAGAAGTCCGGTTCAAATGTGATCGAAGGTGACGGCATTGAGGCAATGCGGGAATCGGCTAATCGTCGTGCCCCACAAGCGTGGGAATGATGTTAGCCACACATCTTTTTTGTGAGGATTAACGCATGTCTGCGACCAGTGCTCCATTTGGTCTTCGGCCTGCCTATCATCCGAGCGGTATCATTCGACCCACCGCTCTGACGATTGAAACAGGCTACACCTCCAACATCTTCCAGTTTCAGCCGGTCAAACTTGACACGAGCGGTTTCGTGGAAGCTGCGGGAGATTCTGATCCCATCATCGGTACGTTCATGGGCGTCGAGTTTACCGACGCTGACGGTCGTCGCCGCGTGAGCAACAAGTGGACGGCCTCAACCGCCGCCACGGACATTGTTGCCTACGTGACGCTTGACCCGGCGATCGTGTACGAAATCCAAGCCAACGGCTCGGTTTCGGTTTCGAACATTGGCGAACAGGCTGATTTTGCCAACGCCGATTCGGGCAACGTCACGACTGGCCTTTCTCTTGCGCAGCTCGACCGCTCGGGCTTTGTTACCTCGGGTAACAAGGTCATGCGCGTCATCGCGATTGCGCCGGAAATTGCCAACGCCTCTGGCGATTCGTTCACCATTGTTCAGGTCCAGATTAGCGAGCACCAGTACGTCGCTAATAAGGCCGCATTCTAAGGAGGACTAGAACATGGCAGTCCCAATGCGCAGTACTGATTTTCGTTCCATTGTTGAGCCTATTCTTAACGAGGCTTTCGATGGTGTTTATGACCAGCGTGCTGACGAGTGGAAGCAAGTCTTCGTCCAGCAGCAGGGCATTCCCCGCAACTACCACGAAGAGCCGGTGCTCTACGGGTTCGGCGCTGCTCCGGAACTTCCGGACGGTATGCCGGTCACGTATCAGGCCGGTGGCGTGCTCTTCTTGCAGCGTTACGTCTACAAGGTCTACGGCCTTGCATTCGCGCTCACGAAGGTGCTCGTGGAAGATGGT